GCGTCCATCTCGGTTTTCCATGTTTCGGGGTCAAGGCCCACAAGGTACAGCCCCAGCAGCACACCGAGGGATAAACCGATGACGCCGCCCGTGATGCCGCCGAACGCCGCGCCGAGCGTTGCACCGAGCAGCGCCGTTAAAACGGTCAGCCATGTTGCCTTGCTCTTGGGGATAACTTTCTTGTCAAAGCTCCATTTGAGGTCATCCACGACGATCTCAAGCCCCGCGCGGATGGTCTTAAAGATATCGTTGATCTTCTGGAACACCTTGTCGAGCTTTTCCATCATGGGGCCTTCGTCAAAATCAAAGTCCGGCGCAATGGCGGATGCTCCGCCGCCACCGCCGCCAACGGACGTTGTCGTGCTGAGTTTGTTGATCTCATCGAACGCCGCGAGCGCGTCTGTCGCTTCCTTTGCCGCCTTGCCGGTCGCGTCAATGGCGGCAGCTTCTTTGTAGAGGTTTTTGCCCGATGCCTCCATGCTCTTCTTTGACTTACCGCTCAGAATCGAAATGATCGTCACGATCTCCGACACAATGGCCGCAAGCAGATTCATTAGCCACGTCAGCGCCGGAATGAGTACGTCCATCAAAGGCGCGGCCAGCGTCAGCAGCGCACCTTTGAGGCGGGCAAAAGCGTCGGATGCCTCTGCGCTGGTCTCAATAGCCGCCTTGATCTGCTTGCGCAGCGCCATGAGCGCCGCCGTGATGACTGAGAACACAAGCATAGAGCGCGCTAAACTCTTGACCTGATCTCTGAAACGCGCGGCATACTGGCCCGCTTTGGCAAGCGCGGAATTCTCCGCCTCGCGCTCCCTGCGTTCCTGCTCCGTATTAGCGATCAACTCACCGGCGGTTACTTTCGCCTTATCGAGCCTTGCCGTCATGCTGTCGATGTTGGCGGTCGTCTCTTCGTAAGCCGCCGAAAGCGTTTTGACCTCCTTCGTCTGCGTGTGCAAAAGCTCCTCCTGCTGTTTGAGCTCCGCCTCCGCAGCGGCGCGGCGGTCGAGCACTTGCGTCTGATACTCGTTCTGTGTAAAGCCCTGTTTTTGGATCCATTCGCGGTCGTTCAGCCGTTCGACTTCCTTTCGCAGCATCTTCACGCGTTCCTCAGTAGCTTTCGCTGCCTGAGATGCGGCGTCAAGCTGCTTTTCAAGGTTCATCTTATTGCCCGTTTCCTTTTCAAGCTTGCTGTTCAGTTCGGATATCTCGTCACGCAGCTTGCTCAGTTTCTTTTGTGCTTTGGTCGAATCCAAATCACAAGAGAAAATCACACTGCCGTCAGCATTTGCCATTTGATCACTCCTTCCCCAATTTCAACCAAGTCGAAATGGTGGTCTCTTCTTCCTGGCTGAGCTTATTTTTTATGTTCACGAGGTCGCTGTTGCGGCGGTACCATTCGCGTTCGTCCTTTTCGAGCGTCTTTCCTCGTGCTTTTTTGTCTCTGATGCGCACGACCTGAGCAAAGGTGCAGTCCCCGAGATTGTTATACGCACCGAGGAACGTCCACCAATGGACGCCCCCGGTGTTGGTCTCCGCATCATAAGGGATTCCGCGGATATCCCGTCCGAATATCCGGTTGATGGGCGGGAGGATCAACGGATAATCCTGCTCCCAATCGACCAACTTCGGCGATTTCTTCTTATCCTGCTCTTTGCCGCCGTTCTGGAACCATGTAAAACGGTCTACAGCTTCCTGCAAATGCTGCGGCGGGATATCCTCAGGCGAGACATAGAACATCTGCAAGATGCCCTCTGCGCGGTCAGTGCCGCTCAAATCAGGATCACTCAGCATTACGAAGATATCGAGAATTACGCGAAAATCTGTGCGTATCTCATAACTCACTCCGCCGATCTCGACGGAGACAGGCAAGCCCCAATTCATCGGCGATACTTTGCCGTGTACTTCTGAATGCGCGGATTCGTGGCTTTCTGCTCACGAGCAAAGGCGCTGTCTGTCTCATCCATCAGCGCAAGCAGGAAATTTACCCATACGTTCAGGCCGTCTGCCAGCGCATAAAGGTTCATGCTGCCAAAGATGCTGTCACACACCGGCTCTTCAAAAAGACCGTCAATGATCTCGCGCATCTCCTTGTCGCGGCGGTCGGCAATGTTGAAAATCTCAACGCGGTCGCCGCACTTCTGCACCTCATCTGCGTATTTCTCCTGTTTCTTGTCCAGCGTATCAAATGCGTTGTAAAGACGCTGGATAAACGTGCCGTCAGTCGGGTTGAATCGAATGATCACATCACCCTTAATGCCGTGCACGGTGTATTCCTGCACACCGTTCGCAAAACTAAGTTCCATATTTATCTCTCCTTAAATTTGTTTTCAGGAAGCTTTGTATCAGAATGTTGATCTCTGCCGCTTATCGAAAATCAGAAGTTCTCCACGGCCTCGCCCGCGAGATCGTCCCATTTTTCGCTCATGCTGACAATTACACCGGGCGATTTGCGCCGGTAGCCGTCCCCGTCGCCGCAACTGTCAGAAATTGCCGAAATGCTGTCCCATGCCCGCATGACTGCGCCCTCCCCGCTCTGGCAGTCAAGAGCGATAGCGTTAAGGGCTGCGGCCTCTCGGCGGCTGTCCGTAGTCTTTGCGGCTTCGGCTGCGTAGTGACCAACTAACTTTAACATGGTGTGGTTGCTGTCAAATCTCTCCATGAACGCGGAGTAATCAGCCGGGGAAAGAACGCCGGTTTTCATCAGCTCAAGGGCGTTATTGTCGATTGCGTCAGGGTTTGCAATATTGGCGGCGCGCACTGCCTGTTCCAGCTCGGCGCGGATCGTGCGGCGCGTGGCCTTGAAGTTGTCCCAAACGCGGGCGCTCACCTCGTTAAAAATGGCTTCTGCGTCATGCAGCTTTAGCGCTGCGCGGGTTGTTCTAACCTGCTTTTCCTCGGCGCTGTCTCCGGGCTTCCATGCGTTAGCGTCACGGTTGGCCTGCTGCGCCTCTTGGAGTGCGCGGAAAGCGGTGTTGTATTCGCTGCGGGCTTCTTTGAAAGCTGTATCGAGCTTTCGGGCATAAATGTTAAATTCGCTCATGGTGTAAATTATCCTTTCTTTTTCATGCGCTGCCGCGCTGTTTTTTTTAAAGGTCGATAATGATAACGCTTTCGCAGTCTGATAAATAATCTCGTGCTGCCTGTTCCGTCTGAAACACCTTTGCAGGGCTTTGCGGCGCTCTGCAAGCCGCCCACGCGCCATTTTCAAGCAATAGCATAATTGCTACGCCCGTTTGCTTCTGCGCTACAATCGCCTGTAAAGAGGCAAGGCGGGCTTTAATGCTGTTATTCAAGGGCTTTACCTCCGATCTCGTCACTCTCAAGCGTTGGCAATTCCAGCCTGCCGCGCCCAATGGCTTCGTCAAGCATCTGATAGAGGGAAAGGCTCAACGGGTCTACGCCCTCTACCGGGTGCGGGTAAAGGACAATGCACTTGCCATCATGGGTAAATGCGCCGTGCTGCATCAGGTAGTTAAACGGATCTTCTTTTGTGTGATATTCGCCGCCGCCCTCGACGACAAAAGTAGTTTCATCGGCTGACAGCGATTTGAGATATTCCCGCAGCGCCGCAAGGCGGATATCAAAATTTTTCTTCATCGCTGTTCCTGCTCCCTTCGCCATGCTTCAAGCTCGTCAAGCTGCTGCATGATGTCTGTGATCTCCGTGTACTTCACCGTCTGCCGTAAAATCTCTGCCGCGGCACTCACGCGGGTCTGTGCGGGCGCGTCTGCATCCTGCATGATCGTTGCCAGCGTATCCGCCGCGGCGTGCGCCCGCTCCTGCAGCACGTTACGCGCCGCTTCGGTTCGCTCGCGCCGTGCCTCGTTATACTTCTGCATAAACTCCGCGTCACGTTTTCGGCGATAGATCGTCTGCTCGTTGATCTCGAGCTTTGCCGCCGCGCTCCGCACTGTCGCGGAGATCAGCAGCGCTTCAATAATGGTCTCATCTCTGATTTTCTTTGACAAAGTTTGAAAAGCCCCCTTTCCGGCTTTGTTTTTTCTGACGTTGCATCGTTCTTTCAGCGGTAAAATTCCACTAACGGCTTTCGAATGCGCGGATGCCGCAAGACTCGCAGCGCTTCCCGCCTCAACTTTGGGTCTGGCTTTCGTCCGAACCAGAATTCACCGATGATCGCGTCGCGCTGTGCATCCGGCAGTTGTGCAAGTGCCGCTTGCACAGCCTGTCGAAAATCCCGTTGTTCGACGTCCTCAAAGGCCTCTTCTGCTGCTTCATCTGAGATTGTGTCAGCAAGCGTCAGGTCGCTGTCCTCGTCGCCTATCGGCTCGTCCATCGACCGACAAACAGTGTTGATGGGGTCACATCGCGTCCGCTGTGTTCGCTGCCCGCAGGATTCTGTGAACTCCGCCTTAAGCTTAATGCCGTACAGCGTGAGAAATTCACCCTTGTTCACATCCCATGTCGGCAGCGTGTCCATGAGGGCGATAAAGGCCACTTGCAGAAGGTCGTTTTCCTCGACACCTGCGCGGCCTTCCATTGCCCGCGTCCACCTCAAGGCCTGCTGCCACGCGAAGCGTTCAACCGCCGCCCAAAGTCTCAGAATGTCCGCCTTGCCTGCCTGTACCGCTGCTGCAATTTCGCTTGTTCGCTTATCCTGTGTGTCAAGTGCTTTCGCTTGCATATCTTCTCCTCCTATGGTAAAATCAAAATTGACAAATCGGATTCACCACAAGAGACGCTCTCCCCATTTGGGGAGGGCCTTTTTTATAATCGAAAATGACGGTTCATTGCCCGCTCAAACTTATCACGGTCATCAGCAGGCAAAAGCGGAATTACACGGTGCTGCATTTCGTCACGCTGGCGGTAGCGCTCACGCTTCCGGCGTGCCGGTTTGATTTTCGCTAAAATGCTGGCCGCGGCCTCAATATTCATGCTGTAACCCTCCCTGTGACCTTGTAGAAGGTCGCGTCAACGTGACCAGTCGCGCCGCGTCGGTTTTTATCGAGCCACAACTCCAACAAAGATGGCGATTCCATGCGCTCACCTGTCTCACACGGCGGATTGTGCAGCAGCGTCACCGTATCCGCGTCCTGCTCGATAGCGCCGCTCTCGCGTAAATTTGCCATCGTAGCCCGAAAGCTACCAGAACGGTCAGAGGCCGCTGCGCGGTTGAGCTGGCACAAACACAGCACAGGGATGTTCAGCCTCAGTGCAAGCAGCTTCAAGGCCCTGCTGTTCCTTGTGGTCGCCTCGTAAAGCGAAAGCCGAGCTTCCGGCGGTTCAAGCAGCCCGAGGTGGTCGAGGATCAGCAGGCCCGGCTTCTCGCGATAGGCCAGCGCCTCCACCTGCCGAACGTTCATACCCGTGCGCTTGTTGAATACAAGCGGCAACGCGGAGAGCGCTGTCGTCCCCTCGGCAAAGCGCGTGTACTCGTTGTCCGTAAGCCTGCCGCCGAACATGAGCCGCGCCGATGACAGGCCGCCGATGTTGCCGACAAGGCGAGCGGAACAGTCCTCTGCGCTCATTTCAAGTGACAAGTATAATACCTTGACTCCGTTTCTTGCTGCATTGAGCGCGATTTGCAAGGCGAGCGCTGATTTTCCGACCGCCGGTCTTGCACCGATGACGTGTAACCCGCCGTTAATGAAGCCACCGCCGAGCAGTTTATCGAATCTCAGAAGGCCCGAGGCCACACAAGGCACTCTGCCTCCGACCTGCTCAGAAACGCGGTATCCGAGCTGCATCAGCACCGCCGTAAGCGTTTGCGAATCGCCGCGTGTGTTTTCCTCGGCAAGCCGCTGCAAAGCCTCCTGTGCGCGTCCAAGCGCGTCTGTAGGGTCATGCTCGGCGGTCATCAGTTCTTCGCCGATCTTTCGCAAGGAACGTGCAAGCGCAGCTTCCTTGACCGCTGCTAAGTAAACATCGAGGTTCGCCGTGGTTGGCGTTGTGTCCATCAATCCAGCAATCAGCTTGTCCGTCACATCGGTGCAATTGCGTCCCGCTTCCACTCTGACGGTCAGCGCATCAAAGCTGCCGCTTTCCTCGTACTGATGACGCATCGCCCGGAAAATCTCTTGCAGCGGCACGGAAGAAAACATATCGTCGGGAAGCTCTGCCGCCTCCGGAAACAACGACGGGTCAATCAGCAGCGAACCGAGTACGCCGTACTCGTTCAGAATAGAATTCACGCTCTCACCTCCATGTGTCCGTAGCCTCGTCGTACTGCCTGGGCTTGGGAACTGCGGAAGATTGTTCTCCGCCGTAGCCTTGACGCTCCCAAGTCCTGACGCAAGCCTTCCAATCCTTGATAGGCTTTCCTTTCCCTTGCACCCAGCCGTTTGCAGCGTAGTAATCAAGGAAGTATGCTGCGTCTACGCTGTTTTCCCGTTCGATACAGTAAGCCTGTACTTCCTCAAGAGTAGGAGGAATAAAGCGAGCGCGTGGCGGCGTAGCCGCCTTATTATCTATCTCTTCTCTTTCCTTATCTATCCTTACCTGTGTATCCGATTTGGATACATCTTGTATACATTGCGTATCCACATGACTATACCGTCCATTTTCAGCGATAGATAGGCGCTGCTTTTCTTCGGTGTAAATGGATGGTGTGTAGCGATCACGCTGGATATAATTGTTCACTCGCCAGTCTCGAATTACGCACACACCGGATTCAAACGGGATAACAAAGCCCTTAGCAATCAGCAGTTTCAAATCGTCTCCAGCAGCGCCGACCATTGCCGTAATCCGTTTTGGTGATGAAACAAAACCGTCATCGTCTGCTCTCATACCGAGGTGAAAATAAAGGCTTTGTGAACTTGCCGGAAGGTCGAGAAACGAATCCGTGTCAACAACATCGAGCGAAAACATCCTCCGTTTCGCCATTACCAACCCTCCAAAAATTCCTGACCCATCATCCGTGCGAGCACATCCTCTGCAACACGGGCGACAGCGCTGATTTCACGAGCGCGACGAGACATGGAGCGAATGAAACGTTTGACTTCGTCCTCAGTCGTGGGAAGAAAGTAGCCAGACTGATTGTCGGACAGGATCAGCGTCCCGGCCTTTCGTTCCCGCTGAATGCGTCGGCGAATCGACCTCTCATCTTCTCCCGTGAGCTGGACAAGCTCTGTGAGCGTCACACCGTTTTCGCTACCCCCATGTAGCAAGTCAGAAATAAGTAGCTTTTTTTGCGTCGCTGTGGTATTCTTTTGATGGGAAAGTGTGGTCGCCAAACCGCTTCCCGTCGCCCTTGTCGGTGTTCCCACACCGGCGAGGGCGTTTTCTTTTTTATCCCTCATTATCGATTTTCACCCCTGACTGTTCATTGAGCCACTGCTCAAATGCTTTCACAGGAATCCGCACACAACCGCCTAATCGTACGACGGGAAATCCGGGGATTCTCATCCATCGATAGACTGTTGGACGGCTGGCGTGCATTGCCTCGGCTAGCGTAGTGGGCGTATATGCCAAAATTTCCATCATTCCGTCTCCTTCTCCAACTTAGAGATAGCTTCAAGAATAAGCTTCTCCTTGCTACAGGAAAGAGGAACTCGCAGCCAACGAGTAATAGTTGGTTCGCTGATGCCAATACACGACGCGATCTTCCACAATGGGATTCCCGCGCTTTTTGCTCGCTGCCGCAAAGATAAATTTTCCATTTAGCTATCCTCCTACTTGACTTGCTGAATTAAATCTGCTATCATCGCCTTGATGATGATTTAATTCTACCGATTCGCTTCATTTTTTCAAGTCGATGTAAGTAAAATTTAATCGACTTATTTCTGCAATAGTTGATTTTGCTCGTACTTGTAGGAGGCCTGATATGACTAGGGAAGAACAATCTGTAAAGATGGGAAAGCGCCTAAAAGCCTTAAGAGAAGAAACTCCTTTAAATGGGAAAAAAATGTCCCATGAAAAGTTAAAAGAGAAACTAAAAGAAATATACGGGGTTGAAATCAGTAGAGACAGCCTAATGAACTATGAAGTAAGCGATGTCAATCATTCTAAGTTTGGCACTAACTTAAAAATGAATGTCGAATACTTAAACTGTCTTTCTAGTTTTTATGGTGTATCGACTGACTATTTGCTTGGTAGATCGGAAGAGC